CAGAGTGTACCAGGCTCTGTCTAGTCCTTGATAGAGAAGGAGGTCTCACAATCTCTATCACAAGCACACAAGGTCTACTCAACAAAGAGCGAGAGTCCACGGACGTCAATGAACTCGACCGTATCAACAACCAATAACGACACTACTGGGTGAGTGCTGTGGCACAATGATCAATATCAGTATAAATTGTTTGTATTCGATATGTGAAAACATTGTCACCTGACTTAATCTGTCCGTTGTTCGTTCCTCCGAGCAAAGATGCCAACTCGCCGACACACGAAGCAACATACCGCTGATGATAAACAACTGGTATCGTGCTCGGCAATCCCTGAGGAAAGACAGCGGTGCGCACTGGCACTAAAGGCAGATAAGTAAAGGAGGGGCTCTCGCTTGTCGTCATCAACAGCGGGATCGTCCGCGTGTCGGACTGTTCGCGATATAAGCATCCTTCTCCTGGTATTGGACCAACAATCAAATTGACATTTGTACAGGCTGCAGATTGATAAGCAGCACCATTGCCATCAACAATAGACACGCCTGTGGCTGTGAAATTGACAATCAACGCATATACTGGATAATCCCACCAATTAACATAAGTGCGATAATTATCACTTGGTATTGGTGGTCGAACAACGTATTCAGACACTGGTGGTGTTAACACTGGAAAACTCAAGTTGTCAGGATAAACCCATAAATTTACAACAAATCGTAAATAAGATGTTACCACAATAGGCATCTCGACAAAAGGGCTCCTTTCCGCTTGAGTGTCCACAACATATAGGCCTGTATAATATTCACGTGTTCCTACTTTAGCTCTGGCATCGTGAGCTATGCACTCCAGATAATATCCAGGTAACGTATCAAACCACACATAAATATGTGTGCCATCAGGTATATATATCAATAACGTAACCAGTTGAATACCATCTTGGAATGTTTCTATGCCAGACGTAGTGTCAATTCGATATTTATAGGCACAGGTTATTACTTGCGCGTAAGCAGTCAATTTGTTTCCATCTAATGTTGTACTCCAATACATCTTTATTAACCCGTCATCTGACAGGTTCTTAGGGTCGGCGCCCAAAATTGACGCCGACAACCACCCACTATTTCGCGTCGCTACTGGTTTTGACAGTCACAGTGAACTAGGGTCACTCAGCTCGATGGTATAGTCGAGCCAAATGGTTCCCACGGTCACCTGTGTGCTAGCCGTCGGTGCACTAGGGACGGTAATCGCGGTTGACACCGCGATTACCTGTCCGGGACTTGTAGGCAGTCCCACTTGCGCTGCGGCTACCTGTGTTACATACCATGGTAGTCTTTGCAGCTGCGTCTTTGCTACGGGGAACTTCATTTGCTGTGAGACATGGCTCACGTGGAGGTTCATATTTCCTGATGTTGCCGATATTTGGCCGGCTGACGGTTTGGCGTCTAACGGGTTGTTGTCCCAATAGACAGCTATCTGACCGTTCGACGTGAAGGGCACCGCGGGTATGTACTCTACTATGGCGGAATTTATCCGGAATTTGTCGTATAACTGCATTAGTTTTCCGACCCAACCACTTGACAACCCTGCCTGCCCTATCACGATGCTGTTTGATGTTCCTTGACCAATCGTTGAACCTTGATTGACAGTGTCCACTATTGTTAGAATTAATTCTCTGTTCCGGACACTGATCCTCCCCTCGCCGTATTGCACAATTCTTGCGCCTTGCGCCACCATTGACACTTTCTGGTCTAGGGGTCGCTGCACCGAGGCTGTTCCTTTCATTGCTTTCGGCATTGGCTGACGTTTCGTCGCCTTTTTGCCTGCTACTCGTTTCATTCTTGTTCTCCTGGACGCTGGCTTTCGTGCAGCCATTCACACGTATCTCAGGACCCATAAGTTGGCCCTCGACGATAACAGGTTCACTTATCTCAAAGTCGTTGACTATCAAACCAGCAGGCATGTTATCGATCTTATCACATAACTCAATCCTGTCCTTAATGGTCTGATAATCACTGGCTGAAGGTCCTGTTACAGCGAGAAAAGCATTGAACACGTCAGATTGAGACCCTGTAGGATAGGGTCCTTGCGCACTTCGATAAGTAGTCTCTTTGATCTCGGTTATACCTGATTTTTCCAAGAGTATCTTAATTCTTAGACACCAGTCACTGATGAGGGGGGTGTGACTGTCGGTCACTAAGTAACCTGAGACTTTATCATATAACTGTTGTTCAATGTTTTGCCGCTGCGTCACTATATGCAATTTCCCGAGAGCCCGGTAAGGATCGCAAAAGCTACCTTCGCTTGTCCAAGGATCAATATAATATCTTGAACAGTATGGAACGGGTTGTCCTTTTCCAACGGGTTGTACTTTAGCTTGCAATCCTAATTGTTTAGCAGTCTCGCCAATTTGCATACAATTCGATATATTAACACCATCGTCTCCACAATACATCCCAAGCAGTTTATAAGCGTTCTCAGGACCATATCCGGCATTCCTTAATGTAGCATATGACACAAAAGCATTAATCATTGTGTTTCCATCTGTTGTTAATGGTGATCCACTAAGCCTACCGTGTCCTGGTTTATATTTAACGCCTTGTTTAGTTGTTGCTTTAGCGTTGTATTCTGCTTGGAGTAATTGCCTCAACTCCTTCTTATGGGAATTGTTACACCACCGCATATATGCTTGGCTCTCTACATTAACTCTTAACCATTTAGAGATGGAGCCATCAAATTTGGTGTAATCTGTAGTAATGATGTTATCGGTCATACTGGCTATTTGCTGCATACGTTGCGCTAATTCACGAGGATCTTTCCCAGGTCCATACCATAACTGTTTGCTTAACACGTCTTCTTTGAAGGAGTAGGTATAGCTACTCAGAGTAAGCGTATGGTCGGGTGGACATTGTGATATATTGCGTGGTGCTTTCAAGTTCGGGTAAGATTCTCTTTTCTGAAAAGCTTTAACCTCAAACTTGTTGCCAAACACTTGGTGTAGGCATTGCAATATCCTCGCTCGTTGAGTGGGACGTTTCTGTTTGGCCCAAACTCCTTCAAAATCTAAAGGAGCCCCAACACCAACGGTTGGTACAAGCATGTGACAGAATTCTTTGGCATATTTGTTGTATAAACCTTTAGGAACAACATTGTTTGCAATTTTGTTCACTCGATCTTTTATACACCATTCATCATTGTTTCTACTTTCAGTGGGACACATAGCAGGATTTTCAAGTAGACAAGGTGCAGCAACTGCTGCATATTCTTTTCCGTCTTCATAAGCTGATCCCTTAACTCCTTGATAGTGAGGAGTATTTGACGTAGCAACAATTATACCTCCTTCAAATTGGGTACAATTCTGAAAATGGTTATATAATAAAGGCGATGCCAATAGACTATTGTCTTGATTAGATGCAGTCATAATTCGTTCTACTGCGCTCAATGATGGTAATTTAGCCTCTTTGAGTCTTATTTTACATGCTTCGTATACAGCACTAGGAACAGTCGCACAGACTGTCATTCCCGTAACTCCAACACTGATACTTTCTACCTCACCGTACACACGCAATACGGTCGAATCACCATGTGTAACAATTAATCTTGTCACCGGTTCTTCAGTTATTTGGATTTGTTTTGGTATCCAAGCGACAGGTAAATACAGAATAATCCTCCTTGTGGAATCCTCTTTACATTGACGTTGTTCAACGGTGTATACAAATTGACCACCGTTCAAAGCTGGTACAACCACAGTCTCTTTACTGTGATCCCAAAGCTTATGTTCGTAGATAGCACCTCCCTTAACGCGTGTCTGCAGGATCGAGTCCTTCAAGAACGTGTATGTTCCATCAGGGATCGTGCCTGCGACTGCATTTGGTACAAATGTATATAGTAATATAGGTCTACCATACGAAAGATATCCATTAAAATTGGTATAATAATCACCGTCAACCATAGTGATAATGGTTACTATCAATGATGTCATCTTTCATCTCAAGAGCAATATCCTTAGGTACGTAATAATAACGACAACCGTCGCAGTCAAGTTCACGGGACCCGCTTGAAACATCATAACGGGTATAACCCAAACTTGCAATAACGTTGGACATCTGTTTAGTAATACCTGTTCTTAAGGCAGCTGCATCAGGATGGGAATGCCCTGCGGGCATTATTTGAGGTTGATATTGGATCATTCTGTCCAAAATATCTGCTCTCAACCCCTTATCGTAACGAACTCCGTGTTGATCAATCAGGTAAGTTCGCTCCAGTATGCTGTCTGTTCCACAACTAGACAGTCTTAATTCGAGACCTTTGAAGAAACCCATATTCGGTGGACAGATCGAGTTACTATCTCGAATCTGACCCCTGGGCAAATCTTCTGCATATCTCATCGTCTCCGGGTAGAAATAATCTTTTACCCACTGGACAAGACCGAACATTCTACACTAACGAGTGCAATGAAGAATATAGTAGTCAC